TATAGGATTATCATTATGTTCACCAATAGTAAAACCACCACCCTCTTTCTCTACTTGAACAACACTATCTGGTTCGCCTGTGGCTACAGCACTCATCCTATCAATCCAGTCTCCAGATTTTGTTGTACTAAATACAACTGTTGGTTCTCCGTTTAACATAACGCAAACATTCGTCATACCAGCACCGCAACTAACACCTATTCCTGTATAATCATCGTTATCTAGTTCTGCATAACACAAAGCTTCTGCTTCATTTATAGATCTTGCATTATATCCACATTCAGATAAAATTGTTTTTACAATATCTTCATGATATCCAACATCAAAATCATCATCTTCTTGATCTACTGGTTGAGCCGGTACACAGAATACTAGGTTCTCGCCCTCATGGTCGGCCTTTCCAGCCACTTCTTTTAAAATAAAGGCCAGCACCCGCTTGGCATCTTTCTCTTTAGCAGAAACGACGCCACGAAACATCGGTCTTTTTGCCGTATCATTTCTTTCTATAGCTTTTTCTATAGCGTCTTTACCAAGAAGAATAAATGATCCATCAGTATCTTTGATGAATACTTTACCAGCAAGACCTTTTTCTATCATCTTTGTGGCTACTGGTGTTGTTGGCTTAATAACATAAAAAGCATCTCTAAATTCTTTATAGATAATATTACTATCACTTTCTTGAGATAGTACAATGTAGCTTGTACCAACATCCAACCCTTTTCCGCTCATAATAAATCTCCATTAATATTTGTTATTAAAGCCCATCTCGTGCCATTTTTGATTCTTGTGATAACACTTCTTGACACGCCATATAAAATAGCTATTTCTTGATGTGTTTTATTTTTTTCTTGTATGATTTTTTCTACTTGTTTTTGATTAAGTTTTGTTTTTTTATTATGTCCAGTTTTTATTCTAGTCTCTATTGACTGTTTATTACCATAATTAGAATTTTTTGGTCCTACACGAGTTTTTCCTATCAGAGATAGCTTCTTCTTTGTTTCATCGGTATGATTCTTACCATAAAAAGGATTATTTTTTCCATAAAGATTGTCATAGTTTTTACTAATATTATATCTATCATTTTCAGGAATTTTTTCTATTTCTTGTTTTTCTAACTTCTTCAAATTTTCTCTATCGCATTCTATTAAAATTTGAAATTGAAAAGAACGATTTCCGTATTTATTCCAAGCTCGTTGTAGTTTTTTATTTTTATGAACATTTTTATTTAACTGATATTTATGTCTAATAAATCTATTTCTAATATCTATAGATTGACCTATATATATTTTATTATTTCTGATATTTATTATTTGATAAATTCCACAAATTTTCATTAGTTTATTTTTTCATATTTTTTAGTTTGTCAATAGATGTTTGTATATCACTTGTAGTAGTTTTTTCCTCTGCAATACTAGTATACTTTTTCTCTAATCCTTCTGTTTTTATATCACCAACAAATTTAGTCTCATCAATTGATATTGACTTTTTGACCTCTTTATCAAAAAATGATGAGGGTTTTTTACTTATTGGACTATTATTATATACACCTACATTAGACCATAATCTACCTATAATTAGGCCTAATATAAATACTATAACGTAAGATACAATTAGTATTCCTATGCCCACTATAAAAACAATATCTCTATCGGAAATCACATTTGGACCCCTAAAAATGCTTGACTATTATCAATCTACAAGATCGAACTTGCCAAGCACTCTTCCTTTTTGAGTACGTATTACATACCCCATACGAATCAGAAAGGGTTCAATGCTATTCTCTATTGTTTCTATAGCAATACCAGTGAGAGATGATATACTCTTAAGTCCAATAGGATTATGCTTATTTTTAGACAGTATTTCTAGATACATTCTGTCATAAAGATCTAATCCATTGCTATCAATTCCCTGACTTTTAAATACTTCATTAATGTCCGGACTTTGATTATTATGAAAATTACTAAAACTTTTATACCACATTAATCTAGCATTTAGAATTCTTGGAGTACCTTTGCTTCTCTTAGCAATTTGAGTTAGATCTTCTTCGCTAATATTTAAACCCATCTTACCAGCGTTCAATCCTGCTAGTTTAGCTAACTCATCTGTGGAATAAAAAGAAAGATGTTCTTTAATTGTAAACCTATCATAAAAAGGTTGACTTAATGAGCCACCACTAGTTGTTGCTCCAATCATAGTAAATGTTGGTAGTTCAATACTTTCTGGTTTTTCTTTATCATCATCATCTTTGACAAGAATACTAAGAACAAAATCCTCCATAACGGGATATAGGAATTCTTCGACTAGTTTTGGTAGTCTGTGTATCTCGTCAATAAATAAAACGGATCTTGGTTCTAAACCCATTAGATACGGAAGAATATTTTTTACGCTTCGTACATTAGCTCCGTTGATGGTATATAGATTCACACCCATCTCTGTGGCTATAGCACCCGCTATAGTGGTCTTACCAAGGCCAGGAGGGCCGTCTATTAAAACATGAGGCATCGCAGTCGATGAGTTTTTATAACCTGCAACCACGATGCGTAGTCTATCCACAACTTCTTTCTGACCAATCACATCACTAAATTTTGACGGTCTAATTGCATTAGCCATTTAATTCTCCAATTTTGCTATAGCTTTCTTAACCAATAAAGAACTATCACTAGTCTGAAAAACAGAATACGCTTCTGTTAACATTGTTTTCGCTTCAGATTTTGTAAATCCAAGTCCAACTAAGATTCTAGTTGATTTTTCTAGAAGATCAACAGGAATTTCTACAGTGTTAACAACAGAGGGTTGTGGAACACAATTATTTATCTGAGATTTATTTTGTTGTATTTTGTTTGTTTGCGAACATTGCTTTTTATGCTTAAAAATTAATTTGCAATCGATTAATCTCTTAACAGTAAAAGTCATTCCGCAGTCACAGACACATATAAAGCCTTTAGTTCTAGCCTCTTTAAAAGATAGCCAGTGATCGAGAGCACAATTAGGACATCTATATTGAAGATGTCCATCAATATCAATCGGTTTCAGGTTTTTGTTTTTTATTTTCTTCAGCATCTTCTTTTACCCAAAAAATAAAGTCATTAGTTTCTGCGTCATATGCGGTGTCCAACATTCCTTTATTAACCAAATTGTTCAAGAGATTGCTTATCATTCTGCTATTAAATGATTCAATCATGCTCATATATTTTTTATCTGTGATTAAATACCTAATAGTTTTTTTTGTTTTATGTTTTTGCTTTAGAAGATACTCCGTAGCTATAATTTTACACTCGTCCTGAGAAAGAATCAAGTTGAGTTCTCCGATCTCCTCACTATCTAGCTCGTCTAAGGTATATGCTAGTTCGTCTAATTTTTTTTCGTTTGTTTCGCCAAAGCTATCGAACACAAGTATTCTAGTCGATTCAATAAACTTTTCTATATCATCAATTATAAACCATTGTGGTTTTGACATTTAATTACCTTTCAAGTTGCTTTGGCAGCATGGATGTTTGCTAAGAGTTTTTTCAAAGCCTAATTCAGCTTTTAATGACATTTTATGAAATGTTATGATAAACTTTACGTTATTAGAATCATCAGTCATTTTAGACCATTCTATTCTACGGCATTGGCACATATTAGTTGCTAAATCCCAAGCTAAAAATGGTGTTTCGCTAATAGCTCCAAGTACCATAGCTATATATAGGAAAAATGCTGGTATCATAATTAGTTCAGTATATCGAACAATCCTTTATAGTAGTGCGGCTGTTTTAAAAAATGAACTGCATTTGATTGTAAATGAGATCTATACATTTGGTCTATAGGATCAATTACAAAATATTTCTTTTTCCAAATTTGTTGTCCTTGATAATTGGACCCCAAATACTGGTAGGAGCTATCCTTTCCAGTATTGGGATTCCAACTATTCACAGGAATCGACTTGTAGGGAAAACCATCCACAAACTTAGGAGCAATATACCACACATTTGATGGATATTCAACTATATCATTCAAAGCATCCATTAAAAACTTTCCCCAAGCATCCCAAGCAGTAGGATCAAACTTGAAGTATTTTTTATAATGACTCTCTAAATTATCCTGACTATTATCGTCGTCGTAGTTGTCATCTTCATAATCTTCGTGCATAGTATTTACCTATAGGTATATCTATTTTGAGAAGTTACATTCTTACGATTGCGTCCTCTACGACCTTTAAATCCTAATCTCTTTATGATATTATTAATCGTTTGGCGACTAAGATAGTACTTATTACCATAAAATTTGTTTTGTTCAAAATAATAATAAAGACCTTTTGCTGATCCTAGCTCGCTCATCAATTCAATAAACTTTTTCTTTGCTTCTTCATCAGACAATAAAAGTTGTAAAAGAGGATTAATATGTCTACCCATTTGTTTTCTCCTTATTTTTATGTGGTTGTGTCAAAGGGTATGGAATTTCCAATACCCCTGACACGGAACCCTCATCCGATACAAAACTTATCGCTAATTTTAGAGGCTAGTTCTTTAGCAGCGTTAGACAGGAATCTGTTGTTGCTAAAGTAGAGCGGCGTTGAGACTTGATTAAGGAACTCCACGACCGTCTTTAAAAGCTTGGTCTGCTGACCATCAAGACTCATATCCTCGTCATCTGGAGCCATTCTATCTTCTACCAGAGCATCTCCTTCTTCGTCTGTTGGAACCACTGGCATGGGATCACCATAAGTCTTTTGTTGACCAACAGTACCATAGATACCACCAGAATAAGAAGCATAAACAGCTTTTACACTATCTGTACCAGTATTATAATTCTCAGGATCAGCAACCCTCATCTGATTCAGAATATCTGTGGCGACACTAACTGATACCGGAACACCAGTAATATCAGACTGCTTATATGCCTTGGCATAGCCCTTGTACCATTCGTCGCTGCATTTATCGGCAATGATCTGTAAGGTAGCTGGTTGACCAGTAAGAGCAGACTTTAGATCAGAAACATTAACTGGTTGACCAGTGCTACCGGGAAGCAGGCTAGTAAAATAAGGAGCCTTCTTTTCCCACTCCTTACGCCACCAAGTATAAGGAACACGATAAATTTGATTGGGCTTGATAGCTCTCGGATCACCACCAAAGTAGTTCACCAGCTTTTTCTGCAAGCCATTCCAGAAAGTCTTATTTGATCCAACAATATTCCGTGAAGCATCATCAAAAATCCAGTAGCACTGATAACCATTACGAGTATCAACTACCCAGCTTGGCTTAACAGGAAACTCATTGATCTTCTTTAGAAACTTTTTCTTATGTTGCATAACAACACTAGGCTTAAAATAAGTGCCATCGGTATTTCTGCCAGCGTCCATATCACAGAAGCAGCAAGTAAATTGCTTGATAGCATAAAGCTTGCGACCGCCATTAACATAGAAATAAGCATCAGAATGATTATTGATATTTGCTTCAAGCATCTCATTAAGATCATTAGTATGACTCATGCTACTAATCTTTTTACGAGGATTACCATTGTAAATAAAGATATGATTTTGGTTAAATGAATTCAAAAATCTTTGTCTATTCTGAGCATTTCCGTTAGCATGAACATTGTTGTCCTTATCAAACGGATTAAATCCAATATTATCACTAAACATTTGTTTTCCTTTTTCCACTTCCTACCGACATTTTTGATATTGGGACAGTAAACACTACCATCAAAAACAATATCTAAAAAAGATGGTAACGGAATCGAACCGTTATTGTAGGATAGCAGAAACTATATAGGTGCTATCTTACAAGTTCCAAACACCACCTTAACTATCAAGAATCAATACTGGTCATCCTCATCGTCATAATCTTCATCTTCTTCTTCTTCTTCTTCTTCTTCTTCTTCAAACTGATCCCAATAACTCTCGTCATAATCATTCAGATAATCATCCTCGTCATCCTCATAATCATCCTGACTAAAATCAGCCTTATAAAGAGGCTTGAGTAGTTCACCCTCGTACTCACCAACTACTTCGTAGCGGCAAGTGCGGAGCTTTTCATAGTTACAATCACTAGGAACACTCACAACATCCTTGGGATTAATCTTGACGATTACGATGCGGTCGCCAGCCTCAAGACTACCATAACCAGCAACATAATTCAATGCTCCAGCATGAAGTCCATTAGAACAACCACGACCACGATCATCATCTACCTTTGCTCGTTGCATTGTGCAGACCTGACCAACCCTATTGTCAAAAACTCCCTTGTACTTATCCTTAAAGTCTGAACGAACAGCCTTATAAGCAAGGAAGAAACCATCTTCGGTAATTGGCAGATGCTCATGCTCCAAGAAATCATACAGTTCCTTCTGACTCTGCATACTTGGATTTTCCATAAGATTATTCAGGAAATTAACAAGTGGCTGGAACGGCAATCCCTTGCTCATAAACTCCAGAATACGCTTACTAATACTACCATGAACTTCCTCACCCTCATAAAGAACCTGTCCATTCTTGATCTCCACAAGACCATCGCTGAAAGTAGCAACAGCCTTTTGAACATCAACAACTTCCAACAGTTCCTCTGCCGTAGCAGTAGGAAGTCTTTCCAGAATCAACTTATAGTTGATATGATCTGGCAACACCTGATAACTCTGGTTATTAAGAACCAGCGTCAAATTACCATCCACAAACATAAACGGAACAGCCATAATCCAAACTCCTAATACTTTTAGTTACGATACCTGTGATACTGTCATTTTACACTAATCGGCAAGCTTGTCAAGGGGTCTTGAGAAATTTCTGACTACTTGATCAAACTACTCAACTGAATCTTAAAGAGATCAATATTCTCCTGACTCATTTGCTCAACCCAATCCCTACTCTGCTTTCCATAATATGAACGATCTTCGATAATAGGATTCTGACTAGACTTAAGATCTACCAGATTACCAGAGACTTGATGATTGCCCATAATAAGTTTCAGCATTGGATTCTTATCTACCTCAGTCTTAATCTTTTCCCTAATCTCAGAGATTTTCCACCTTTTAAGATCCTCTGTAGAAGTTCCACGAATAATTTTGAGAAAACCTTCTGCCTTGTCTGTATTCGGCACACAATACAAATGATCAGTAATCATGCGTGTCAAAGTATTATAAGCCAAATTAGCATTACGAATCTCTTTACTGTCAACATCTTCAATCCCAGCCTCTTTCATAAGCTTAGAGATATGGGAAAGATATTCTGTTTGACTGAATCTTGGAATATTAAAAGGACTGATATGAACAGTATGAGCAAAGAACTCTGTGAGCATGGTCTTATTCAAGCAATCAACAAGAGTCTTATTACCAATAAACTTGTCATAATCCAGACCAAAGATATTCAGAATATGAAACATAAACTGCTTATCCGTTGTTCCGTGCTGATAATATCTGTATACTCCAGTACTCTTCTCTTCTGTTGCATAATCCTTCTTGCAATATTCAACAAGCTTGTTGATAGAAGCAAGATTCTTAAAGTGCTTTTGTGCTACAACTTTGAGTTGACGCTTCAAAAAGTCATTAAAGTTAACAAGATTATAGCCATCCTTCTCAAGCTTTTTAATGAAAGCTGTTTTGATAGCATAAATCTTACTATTGCCAACCAAATCCTTGACTATGCTCTTTAGAGTATCTTCTTGAAGAGTTCTAGTAATGCTACTAATCTCTGGACAACCAGACTCAGATTCTGTTCCATATCTCAACATTGGGACATAAACAATCTCATCTTGTTCCAGAAAATCTTCCAGTTGTTCTTCTGAAAGAATTCTAAGATATGTAGCATCATTATAAGGATTCGTAATCTGCTTACTATCCTTATCATAGCCGTGAATAAAGA